CATCATAAACATAACAAAGTCAAGAAAATACATCCTTAGAACAATAGTCAAGACGATAGGAGCAGCTGAGACAAGACGCGTTTTACCAGCATCAACCTTGGCATTTTTAAGTGTCTCATCCTTGAGCGTGTCCACGTACACATGAAACGCACGTCGACCCTTCTTTGCCTCCTCGATGACTTTCATGACATCGGCCTTAAGTTGAATAGCTTGAGGCCGTGTGAAGTCGTACCTCTCATCCTTGCCGAAATACCACTCCTTGCCCTGATAGCCAGGCTGTGGATCAATGACATATGGATAGCCAGCTGAAGTGTTGCGGGGCACGGGATTGCAAAAATCAACATCTTTCATTCCCTCGCATGCCACCTCGAAAGAGAAAACCTGTGGTTTCCTCAATCGATGCCCCTTGTTATGGAGCACACTATAATAGCTGTCGGTGGCCATTCTTAGCAAGTCTAGGTCAACGGCTTTAACTCGGCGCCCATACCGACTCACTGCCTCAACCATTGGATCTCGAATGACACCATCATCGCGCCATCGAGCAAGACGCGCTGGTCTATGAGTGGATTGACCTATTGATTCGAAAAGCTTCGATTCACAGATCTTTGAAACCACGGATTGACCATGATCTTTAGTACGCGCCAGTGGTATGAAGTTGCCATCAAATGGTACCTCCATACATTGAGGCATGAGGACGACCTCTTCAGGGATTGACATCTGAGGGTCAAAGAGGGCACAGGCATCGGCGACATCCTTTGTGGTAAGCACACTAGCGACACCATGAACCTTGTCGCCAGCAACATGCATTCCACAAATCTTCCCAGGGCCAATACTAGAATGGACAATAGATGCTAACATTCCACAATCACCTCCCTTAGTAGCCATGCGATAAGCAACTGCCTTTGAAATCTTCCACTGTTTCCCTTCACCAGAAAAAACATCCTCGACCTTCAACGATTCCTGGAAAAATCCCGGCACAAAAGTACCGAAATCAGGACCGCTGATATCGTTGCGGCTATTGAACACACGCAAGTCAAAATTCATGGTCTTAAGCGAATTAGCTGGGGAAATAAACCAGTTGGAACCATCAGGATGCTGTGGCATTGTCGAGATCATGCATATGCACAGATCACAATCTTTCCAGCAATCAGGAACTCTGGCATCCAACAAATCCTCCAGCCGAACCTCAATCTTGTTCGGGGTGAAATTATTGGATAAAAAGATCTTATCGATCCTACCATCATCCCTGAGCTGCTCGATCTGTCGTGTAAAGTGCGCTGGCATTATCGCCAAC